GATGATATCACGAAAAGATGGCCAATCAAGATCAAGTGAAATTTTACTATTCAACTTAACATTCTTTTGCACCTTTGGAATTTTAATTTTAATTTCTTCAAGATTAATCGAAACCTCGTTTGCTGTTCCACAATCATCGCACTTTAGACCAATGGTTGCGCTTTCACCTACACTCTTCGATCTCAATTGTAAAAACATATATTCAATATCAAAGGATGTTAATTTGCTCAGTGGTATATCAGTCTCTACACAATTTCCAATTGTTTCAATCAAAGTTCTCAAAACATTTTGTTGATTTCCACTTTCAGCTGCGATCATCAAAGACTTTTCTTCTTTAACTAAGAAAGGACGATACATTACTTTTTGTTGTGTTGATGGAATCGTCAGTTCATATTTTGGAGTATTATTTAGTTTGGGTAATGCCATGATTTAGTTCAATCCTATATTTGTATACTAATTTGTGTTTGTCCAGCTGGAACCTTTTTCCAGTTTGTGTATGACATCTGGACTTGCATTTCAATAAATCCGTCAGCGTCATTATTAAAATCGATTTGTCCTATTGTTGTTGGGAATGCATTAATTAATTCTACAGAATAAACTGGAGTTGTAATATTCACATTCCCATCAAATGGAAATCCAACTCCACCAGAAAATCCTGCTGAGATTGGTCCAATATTAATTGAAGCTGTTCCAAATATTGATGGGACACTATTTGCCAGTTGGTGAATTACTACTCTTTGTTCATATTGATTTTTATATGCTACAGTCTGCCCTTCTTCGTCGAGTATGACAGATCTCCAAGCATCAAAATAATTTCTAACGCTATAATCATTTGTCAACATAAATGTCAAAGTGACATCATCAACAGCATAGCCGTAAGCTACTTTCTCAAACTGCATACCAATTCTGCGATCATGTGTCAACACTTGTTTTCCGGGTAGAGTAGCATTACGACACAGGATATTCATATCTCTCGAAGAGACACCGCGTATTGATGGCAACTCTATAAGAAAGTTATTTGGTCGTGCTATTCCACCTTTTGATGCAATGACACTTTTTAATTTATCGAGTGATGCTGTCATCTTGCTCTCAATTTCTTCCTAGAATCTCTATAAACTGTATTTGCACTTGCTTTATTCCAATCTGCAGCCGGAAGGAATGTTGCGATCTCCCATTCTGGCTTATCAACTTCAGCAAAACGACTTCTTACGTGTTTAAACAAATATCGTTTCAATGCTGGTGCAACAAACCTTTCAGGAATCTTACCGCCTGTTCCTAATACAGAATCGAGTACTCGAGCTCGTACAACTGGTGGAAGATAATGCAAATTGAGTCCATAGAATCCACCTTCAGCAGGTCCCATCATGATAATGAGAGGAAAGCCATCATAATAAGGTAATGTCTTTTTAAACTTTGGATCATAAAAAAACATGTACATATTACCAATAGGACCTTGAGTTCTAGTCACTGGCCTTCTTGTCAGATTCAATGCTTCATCTTCTAATATATCTTTACGATTTCTGACAACTCTTCCACGAAACATATCACGTGCTTTTTTACGGAACCAGTCAATAGATTGCTGTGTCCGTGGAGTAATTCCTGCACGAAATGCTTCGATCTCTAGTTGTCTAAATAAACTTTCACCTGCCATACGACTATTTATAACTATTTTTTAGATTTTTTACGTCTGTATGGTTTCAAAGGTTTGAGCTTCCCTGGTATTTTCTTCAATGGTTTTGTCATAATACCCATTGTATAAAGTGTCTCTTCGGTCCAGATTTGAAACTCCCATTTACGATCTTTGCAATATGAAGAAGCTGCTTCCCATTTATTCATGTTTTTGACGTAGGTGAGCGCTTCGGTGATATAACGTTTAGTTCTTCTTTCTCCAGTCGGCGGGGTGGTTTCTTTTGCCGGTTTGATTTCGACGAGGATTGTTTTACCTTCAAAGATAATCTTGAGATCGGGGAAATAGCGATGATATTTCTTATCAGCTTCATAATAGTACGGTATCACGACTTCTTCCGAAGACCATGCCTTTACTTTTGGGTTCATATCACACCATTTGAACACATCTCTTTCCCACAATGATCGAAAGATGACATTTGAATGATCACCTTTATATTTCTTAGGATTGAGTACGCTGTATCTGCCTGAATATGCCATATTTTACGTATAAATAGTTTAAATTATTTTTATCTATTTATCTATAGGAAAAGGCATGGCTGCTCCACTAAAAAGTTCACCATACGGTCCATACAAGTATCCGATTGATGTTGGACAGCAATACCGTTCAAAAATATCTTTTCAATCGATAAGAGTTATTCCACCGGATATTACTGTACGGTTTAACTCAAGTAATACTTCGAGTGAAGGCGGGATTGCTCAAAGAGCTTCATCAGGAAGCGCGTCTGTAAGAAGAATGAGAACGGACGAGATTGCTGGTGAAAAATGTGATTTATATCTCCCCGTAGCATATCAAGTCAATGATGGCTTTGATTATCAATCTGCGAGTCTTGGTGCTGTCGGAGCGGGTGTAATGTCTGGAATGAATGCAGGGCAAGATATATCTTCACAAGTAATGAAAGGTTTGACAGAAGCCGGCCAGTCAATATTCGATTTATTTGGTACGGGTACAGTCAGTCGTGTCGCAGCAGTACGTGGTTCACAAGCTGTTCCTATGATTCCAGATGCAGTAAGAAATGCGATAGGAATTGCTGCTCGAGTTACAATGAATCCTAACATTCGTACAATGTTCAATGGTGTTGCTGTTCGTGAATTTAACTTTGTCTTTAAGTTTATTCCACGATCGCCTGAAGAAGCTATAATGATTAAAAGAATTGTCAAGTTTTTTAGATTCCATGCTTATCCAGTCGAAATACCTTACGGAAAATCAATATCACTTGCATATGATTATCCTAATCTATTCAAAATTCGCTTGTTGAGTAGATCTGGTAACAATTTCTTCAAAAACATTGGTACACCTATTAAATTATCTTATTTGAAAACTGTATCAACTACGTACAATCCAACAAGCACAGTGTTACACCCAGATGGATCACCAACAGAAATTGATATGACATTAACATTTACTGAGTACAAACCACTCAGCAGGTATGATGTTGTAAATGAAGAAAACGATACGTTCTATCATTTTGAAAATGCGCCTGACGATAATAACGAAAGAACAATTGACAGATCTGCACCAGCAGTACCTGACCAAGTATTTGGAGGAAATGACCAGATATGACATTTTTTCAATATTTTCCTCGAGTCAATTATAAATTTGGAAACGAAGACACAACCGAAGTTTTCGAAAATATATCAATATATTCTGATGTAGTCGACCAAATAAGAGACGCGTCTACAGCATACGAAGATTATTATATTCAGGGTGACGAAAGACCGGATCAAGTTTCATACAAACTATATGGTACTCCAGAATATCATTGGACTTTTTTCTTAATGAATGCCGGTTTAAGAGACACTGGTTGGCCATTATCTGATCGTAAGATTTTTGAAAGAGCACAACTAATCTATGATAAAAATGTAATTACAACTCGATCAACATTGACCGATAGATTTAAAATTGGCCACACAATGACAGGATTTACTTCTGGAGCAACTGCTACTATTATTCATCGTGATTTAGATTTAGGTCAAGTGTGGTTTGATACTTCTGTTGGTACATTTAGTTCTGGTGAAACAGTTAATTCGATCAGTCCTGTTGATGATATATCAAGAAGCATTGTCATTAACAGTCTTGCAGTGCAGTATAATGCAGCTCATCATTATGAAAATGCTGACAAAGAATACGTTGATATTGATCCTACAGTAGGACCGGGTGGGCTGTTGACTGAAATCACATGGTTGGACAGGCTTGTTTCTCAAAACAGCGCTTTAAAAAGTATAAAGATAATTAGACCTCGTATTATTGAAGATGTCGTTCAATCATTCAGAGAGGCAATTGCAATTTAATGGCAAGAACAAATGAAACAGATCATATTTCGAGTTATACATTTGAATCAATTCTTTTAGAATCTGAAAGATTGAATACAAGTGTAGAATTGCGTGAAGTTACACAAGATCTCGATGTCTTTGAAAGTTTAGATAAACCATATCTGACAGCTCAGCTTTTTATTCTTGATAATGAAAACTTATATCAAAACGCTGATATTCTTGGTGCCGAAAGAATAACCGTACAACTTCGAAGTTTACGAAAAGGCTCTAGATCAATTAAGAAAACTTTTTATATTACAAAGGTTGTGAGCACAGAAAAAACTGGAGACAATATTCAAACCCTTGCTTTTCACATGATCGAAGACATTGGATACATTGCAAACCTCACTAATGTTAATAAGTTTTATGAAGGAAGAATTTTAAAAATTGCAAAAAATATTGCTTCAGAATACTTAGGTAAAGATATTATATCGGCTTCTCCACCAAAACAAGACATTCATGTAGTAGTTCCGAATTTAAATCCAGCAGAAGCTTTGAAATGGATTACTTCAAGAGCTACATCAAAGAGAGGCTATCCTTTTTACATTTATTCATCTTTCGCATTGGATAAGCTTTTACTTAATGATCTCGGAGCTTTATTGCAAGAACCTGTCATTAATCCGGACGTTTCATATCAAAATTCATCGATGGCTGCGCAGTCGACTGATCCGGATGTCAAAAGAAGAATTGTTCGAAATCATGACTTTGGCCACAATATGGAGAATCTATATCAAATTATTCAAAAGGGATTAATTGGTTCTACATATGAATACATTGATACGATTAATGATAAACAAAAATCATTTAAATTCGATATTAAAAAAGATTTACTTGATCCTATGAAATCTGATGGAGTTTTACAAAGCAATCAACCTAATCCAGCATTTTCTGAATTATATCTAGTGAATGGAAGACCATTTAATAAATTACAAAACAGACGGATTGTTCAAGTTGGAGGTTCAGGAGCTTACAAACTTGAAGATGGTGATGATTATAAGAGCTCATATCGTGAAGAAAAGTTTGACAGCGAATATAAATTAGAAATAGTTTCAAGAGCTATGGATAATTTCATTAAGAAAAATCCAGTGACACTAGTTGTTGATGGAGTCGACTTTATTGATGGTGATAAACATTCTACGACTGGAAATAATTTAAGAGTTGAATTCTTAGTTTCTCAACCAGAAACTGGTAGAGGTAATAAGCAAATTGACCCGAAAAAATCTGGTGATTATTTGATATATCAAGCTCGTCACATGTTTAAAAAAGAACAATACGATGTAGCATTGACTTGCGTTAAAATAGGTAACTATAAGAGATGATTCCTACAAGATATAAAGATTTTTATGGTGATGAAACTCGCTGGTTTATTGGTAGAGTTGTAAGTGTTCAAGATCCTCTAGAACTCGGAAGAGTTAAGTTGAGGATTATGGGTATTCACTCTGAAAATACTGAAGACATTCCTGACAAAGGATTGCCATGGGCTCAAACACTTTTGCCAATCACCGAAGGTGGTACTGCTGGTCTGGGTATTCATACAGGAATACAAGTCAATGCTCGTGTTTTCGGTGTTTTTCTCGATGGAACAAACTCACAACTTCCTCTTGTCCTTGGAAGTATGCCAAAATTGGAAGATGATTCTGAAGGAGGAAGATCTACAAATCAACTCGCTCGTGGAACAAACACAATTGAAAAAACACCAGACGAAGTAACCGACGAACCAGAAAATCCGTATAACGCAATCTATCCTTTGAATCAAGTTCATCAGACTGCAAGAGGACACGTGATTGAGATTGATGATTCTTTTGATAGTAATGGTAGTTATGAAAGAATTCATATTTATCATGCGTCTGGTACATTCATTGAAATGCATCCGAATGGAGATGTTGTAACACATCATAAGAATGGATTCCGAACTGTGACTGGTAATGATAAACTACACGTTACAGAGAACATGGAAATTACTGTCGATGGTGATTTAAATCTTGTAGTGAAAGGTGATGTAACAGAAGATATTACTGGAAATGTTACAACGACAATCGGTAAGAATCTTTCGGAAACTATTGCAGAAAATGCTTCGAAAGATGTGAGTGGAAGCGATACTGAATCAATTAGTAGCAATAAGACAATAACAACTGGAGGGGTTATCAACCTGAACTAATGCCGGGTATTACAAGAAGAGGAAGAGATAAACATATTGGGCATGCGAGTCCAACGCCGAATCCATTTCATAGTACTACATATGTGAGTGGATCTTCGAATGTACTCGTCAACGGAGCTGGTGCTGTAAGAATAGGTGATGGAACTGGCTGCGGTGACAAAGCAGTCCGTGGTTCATTTAAAGTAATTGTAAATGGAAGAGGTGTGCATAGGATTGGAGACCGCACAAGTGGCCACGGTTCTTGGGTTCCGAATGCATCGGGTGGTGGTTCATCAAACGTGATAGCGGGTTAACATGGCAGAATTAGATTCATCTGGGTTTACATTTTTAACAAACCCTACAAAAGCAGAAACAGAAAGATTCGAGTTTGTAGAGTTTGAATATATTCAAGACAATCCCGGCACAGTAAATGATGTGTTTGTGGCAGCAATAGGAGTTTATTATAACGACGATGGAGATACAACATGACAATTACTAAAAGATTAGATAAGGGTGTTGCTCTTACTTATGGAGAGCTCGACGAGAATTTCCGCGATCTTGACAGTGATATGACTCTTGATCGTGTTTTGAAGAACGGTGATTCATCGAATCGAGATCTAGTTCTTACTGGTACCGCGACTTTGACTACACCGAACTTAGCTGCAGACTCGGCATATTTCTCAAATCTTTCATATGCAAGTCTAAATGGATTAGCGTCTGGCGATTATCTCCCAGGGCAGACAATTCAAGAACATTGGTACAGATTTAGTGATTCTGAACATGATGAGGTAATTATCGCAAATGATCCTGTGATAAAAGCACAAGATCGGACTGATTTTGGAAATCGGATACTGCTTTGGGAGCCTACTGACGTCGAAATCACACTCGTCAAAGATAATAGTTTAGTAGTGATTGAGTGGAATATAGTTGGTGAGCCAAGCAATCATAACTCCGGTTTTTTGATCGCAGAAGATAGTAGTGATGGAGGTCCTAGAGTGATTCGTAGAGAAGGATACGAAGGCTATAATACTAATACTTTAGTTAACTTTCAAGTTACAGGGGATGCTGACTACGCCCGTAACAATTGTTATATATCTGTTTTTTATGATGCTAATAATGAATCTACAATGCGGCAAACAGTTATTAGATATTTTGACAAACCCGGAGTGTCTGGCTATAAAAGATATAGATTATTGTACAAAAATACCGCCAACTCGAGTTCACGTTTCAGAATGAATAGATCGTATGCTAATCCCGGAACCGCGGCAGGATATGAAACATCTATATCAAACGTTCAAATAAGAGAAATCGCTCAATGATTTATGGTATAAATAGATCAAAGGATTAGGAATGGCTCGAGCATTTGCAGTAGAAGACGGAAATCTAAATAATAAACCTATCACAACTTCGCGTGTAGTCACGAGTTCTGATATTGATTTGACGTTTGCAAAAAAAGCGAGTGGAGATGTCTTTAAGAAAACAGATGCTGCAGCGATAAAACAATCTATAAAAAATCTATTATTAACAAATTATGGAGAGAAACCTTTTCAGCCTCTTTTTGGTGGTGATTTAAATCGTTTCTTGTTTGAATTAAGCGATGAGTTTGATGAATTCGAAGTTCAAGATCGTGTTGCTTCCGCCATATCTAACTATGAGCCAAGAGCTGCAGTAAGAGACGTAAGTGCTCGCATCGATCCTGAAAATCATAATGTTGATATTACAGTTAAATTTCAAGTCATAACTACACTCGAAAATGTAGAAGTAAATGTATCACTCACGAGGCTGAGATAATGGCAACTATACAATCATCCGATTTAGATTTTAATAGTATTAAAACAAATCTAAAAACCTATTTACAAAGAAGTAGTGAGTTTCAAGATTACGATTTTGAAGCAAGTGGACTGTCAAATATTCTTGATGTTCTTGCATATAACACTCACATTAATGGATTGATTGCCAATCTTGGTATTAATGAATCATTTTTGAGTTCAGCACAATTAAGAGCATCTGTTGTATCACATGCCGAAACTCTGGGTTATCGCCCTCGTTCAAAAACTGCATCAAAGTCAGAAGTCAATCTCAGTCTTGTTACTGGTGATGCATCTGTTGCTTCTGCACTAATCCCTCAATATACAACCTTTACAGCGAGTGTTGACGGTGTATCATATACTTTCCAAACACTCGAGCAATATACTGCTGCAAACGATGGAGCGGGCACATTTACATTTTTAACATCGAGTGGAAGTGCTAATATTGAACTCGCTGAAGGTATCGTAAAAACAAAAACATTTATAGTTGGAGATGTTGCAGATGAACAAGTGTTTGTAATACCCGACACTGAGTTAGACACAACAACATTAAACGTGGATGTTTTTGATACTGTAAGTTCTTCATCGTCTACTCAATATACAAATATTGAAAATTCAGTTAGAATAAATGAAAATTCAACAATCTTTATTGTAAGAGAAGCACCAAATGGATTCTATGAAATTACATTTAGTGAAGGCAATGTTCTAGGTATAGCGCCAGTAGCAGGAAATAAAATAGTAATTCAATACATTGCTTCAAATGGAGCTTTAGCGAATGGAGCTACTACATTTGTTGCAGATGATGATATTACAGTTGGCTCTGATGATTACACTCTTACAGTTACTACAGTGACAAATTCAGCTGGAGGTGATGATAAAGAATCAATTAACTCGATTAAAGCAAATGCTCCTATCTCTTTTGCGACTCAACAAAGACTCGTTACGGCCGAAGATTACAAAGCATTAATTCTTTCTCGCTATTCTACTACTGTCCAAGATGTAACAGCATGGGGTGGAAACGATAATGTTCCTCCAATTTATGGAAGAGTTTATCTTTCTCTCAAATTTAAAAGTGGAGTTTCATCGGATGTACAAACATCAGTGAAAAACTCAATACAAACTCAACTCGCTGAAAACTTGGGTATTATGTCAATTGATACCGCATTCACAGATCCAACAGATACTTTCCTCGAGATTACTACAAGATTCAATTTTGACCCAGATCTGAGTGGTATAACGGCGGATACGCAAGCCGCTGCTGTACAAGTTGCAGTGAATAACTATTTTGCAAACAATTTAGATTCATTTGATTCAGTATTTAGGAGATCACTACTTCTTGCTGTTGTTGATGATATATCGCCGGCAATATTAGATTCTTCTATAGCAGTAAGACTTAACCAAAGATTCACACCGACGTTGAATTTTACTACAGACTATACAGTAGATTTTCCAACAACTATTGCTGCAGCAGATGATGTAAATTATATATTGAATACTTCAAATTTTGTATTATCTTCTGGTGAGACTGTTACTGCTCGTAATCGATTAGAAACAAATACTATTGAACTTGTAGATCCAATAACTGGTGTAGTAGTTGTTGATAACGCTGGATCGATTAATAACGCAACCGGCGTTGTAAGTTTTGTTGGTATAAACGTAGCGTCTTTCTCTGGATCGGAAATTCGAGTGACTGTTACACCATCAAATCAATCAACAATCAGGCCTCTTCGGAATTATATTTTAAATATTGACACTGCAAGATCAACTTCAATTCCGACTCTTGACTTCCAGAATACACCTTCATCGATATCAACATGAGCCACGAACTAAAAGATAAAAATCGTCGTAACGTTACGCTCTTTACTTCTAAGACGGGTGAAGTTCTTCCTTTTTACTATGAGCAAGATAACTCAAAACTCATTTCTTTACTCGATGAATATTATAAATTTATGGATAGCTCTGGCGATCAGAGTTTTTCATCTATTATTTCAGAAATACATCATTCGCGCGATATCTCACAAACGGATGCAGACTATCTAGATGAATTAATATCTGAAATCGGTAATGGCTTGCAAGCTTCATCTTTCTTTCAACAACCTCGATTGATGACAAAACTTCTTGCTCGCTTTTATCAATCAAAGGGTAGTATCAATTCTGCAGAAGGATTTTTTAAAGGCTTTTTTAATGAACAAGCGACAATTGAATATCCTAAAACAAAAATTTTCATTGTAAATGAAAGTGAAATTGGATGGGAATCT